TTAACGCTTGATGGTAAGAATACATATATAAGAAAACGTTTCTCGTTCCAGTAAACTCACCTTTTCGGATCTCCAGTAGTTTTTCAAAGTCTGCAAGTCTCACATAGTTTGTCCTGTAGAAAAAAGATAATCTATCATGACTAATTTTAGGAATCATATTAATAACTTGAACTTTTTTCTTTTTGCGTGTCTTGAATTTCTCTATCGGTCTGCAATATGCTTGTAGCTCCTGGAGAGTATAAGGAGTTGGATTCCATATCTCAGGTGTCACAGTGGCGCCATTTCGTTCGTTTATACTTGTTGGCACTCTCATCAACCTTGCCATATCTTTAGCGTTAGAATCTGCTCCTATGTGCTTCATTTTGGTTATGAGTTGATCTGTAATGTAAGAAGCGAGCCATTGAAGATCCGGTGAAGCTCCACCTTCTATCGAATAGAACAATTGAATTCCTCTACTGCTCAATATCAGATTAGGTTCAGGAATAATCTTATCCATGATCATCACTTGAACCTCGTCTAACGCTTCGTCTATGCTCATTTCATAATTGTATTGATCAATGTCTACCGCTAAATTTCTAATTTGTTTTAATGATTTGTTCGATCGTTGGCCAAATTCAAAAGAGTTTATACTCAAAAATCTTTTAGGTAGGCCCTCATTTTCTGCAATTAAAGAAAAAACGTCTTTAGATCCGTAAGATTTCTGATATTTAAAATCTGTCACCATGACGTATCCTGTACGCTTTTCTTTAAACCAACAATCGGACCAGTGTGTTAAATATGGTTTGTTTAGTTTTTGAGCTTGTCCATACAAAAAAGAGACCTCCCTTCATTCAACAAAGAATAAAGAGAAGTCTCCCAGATTTATTATGTATTTGTTAACCCAACGGAAACTAATAGTAGCAAGCCTTTTTGTACAAAGTGCAAACTTAAATTGTACAAAATGCAAATTTTTGTTCCGTTTCCTCTTGTCAATAGTGACAAAAGAGGTTAACATATGGATACATAAAGTATCGGTAACGCTACATGTGTCATATAAAACATATAGTGTTACATGAATGTCCGGGAAGTCATAACCTGTAATGAGTTGGTCGCTCTGGTTATTGCTTCCTTTTTTCTTTGTCTTCGTTAGTTCCGAATTATACCTCAAGTTACCAATATAAACAATGGTTTTTCGGGATAATTCGAACATATTTTCGCCATAACATAAAACCTTTTCAAGTAATTGTTTCACGATGTTTCACGCTAACATAAATAAGAGAGCGAACCTTTACTGGCGCGCTCTCTTCCCATAAAAAAATATTTTTTTAAGCCGAAGTGTTCCCAGCACTTTGGTTTTTTTCATATTCATTTTCAATATATTTAATAATCTTTTGCGCTTCTTTATCTCCATTAATCGCATTAGTGACCACAACACGCACAAGCTCCATCTCTTTTTCTCTCGACATTTTAAAGCCCTCCCTTATCGTCTGTTTCACCTAATAAGTTACTTAAAAATTGATTGAATAAGTCCAACTCTTCGTCATTGAGTTTGTTGACTTTCTCGGCGATCTCTTCAAATGTCTGTTCGTTCATGTGCGTTCATTCCCTTCTTTGTGTTATACTTGTATTATAAATTATATAACCAGTTAATACAAGTATTATATTGTATTAATATGTCGAAAGGGTGAAAAGCATGGCTAAACCAGTCTATAAAGATCGAAAACCGTTCACGTCCAGTTTAAAAGAAACTAACTTAAAGGCATTAAGGGAGCTGTCAGATAAGACGAGAATCCCACAATCAAAGCTACTTGACGAAGCTGTAGAGGACCTGACTAAAAAACATCAATCACGCTAAGCTTCTTTTGGTAAGTTAAGGAGATCCCACTATAATTATACTTGGTAACAAAATACAATTAAAAGGCATGTTTCCAAAATGGAAACACGCCTTGTTTTTTGGTAAATGTAAGGAATGTGTACAAAGCTTACATTTTATTCTCTTAATCCTCGTACAATTCCTTTGATGCTTGCTTAAAACCTTCAACAGCTTTCAATTTTTCGTCTTTTTCTAGCTTCTCCAGTAGAAATTTTCGATGGTCCTTTTCAAGTTCTAATAGATCAGCGTTATGTTCATGAGCAGAATACTTTTTTATTTTAGCGTCACTCTCTTTTATAAGTTCTTTCCATGCTTTAATGCTTCCCTCTAATCGGTAAACCTCGTATTGATCCATGTGATCAGCTCCTTATAATTTATCTATCCTAACCTAAACCCTTTCAATGAATCGTTTATTTCATCCTGTGTGATTCCAATATAACGCTTCGTTATGCTCGGTGCAGAGTGATTGAAAATGTCCTGCAGCATAGCGACGTCTTTCGTTAATTTATAGTAATGGTAGCCAAATGTCTTTCTCATGGTGTGCGTTCCTATGTCATCACGCCCTAACCATTCCCCAGCACCTTCCAACACTCTGTAAGCTTGTGTCGTTGTCATAGCGTTACCGCCCTTTTGTGAAGGAAATAAACACTCTTCATTGCGGCGGCTGAACGTGTACTTCTGAACCTCGTTGTAAATTGCTTCAATGTTTACTGATCGTCTTTTTTTCGTTTTACCTTCCAATATTTCAAATGACGTTTTACCTTTCACGGTTCCAACTTTCAAAGACAAAAGATCTCCTACTCTTAACCCTGTATTGATACCCAATAAGAATAACATCACGTCACGATCAGCAAGATCTTTTCTCTTCGGCTTCCCTTTGCTCCCCCGTTTAATGGCCAATAACATTTCTTTAATCTCGTCAGCGCTTCTTAACGGCTGGACATTGATTAAGTTTTTCATGATATCCTCCCTTTCAAAAATGTATTGTTTTGTATAATTCATTATCTTTTCTTACTTTCTGTAATCATCATACAACGCAATCCTTTATAATACAAGTATTAAAATGTAAGGAAATGTTCAAAAGGTTACATTTAAAATTATAAGAAGGATAATCAAGAAAGATAAAGAAGTATTATAACGAGGTGATAACGCTATGACAGATAAAGCAAAACAAGGGAACGCAGGTCAAATGCTCCGCACTGCAGGAGAATGTGCCGTTATACTTAAAATTAAAGATGGGACGCTTCGCAAGTATTCTATAGAAATAGAAAAAGCCGGACACCTCTTCCACAAATCAGAAAGGGGACACCGCGCTTATAGTAGTGATGACATCACTATAATTCAGCGTTTTATAGATCTTAAAAAAGCACCTGGTATGACGTTAGAACGGTCTGCAAAGACGCTTATATCAAACCTTAGAGAATATGGGGTACAAGTCGGTAACACAGAAAAAGAATCATCACAAGAGCGTGATAACAACGCTATGACGAAGGAACAAATGCAAGAGTTTATGGATCAACAACAGAAATTTAATAAAGAGCTCCTGGATCGACTGGATAAACAACAGCAATACATAGATAACCGATTGAATGAACGTGATCGCGATTTGATCCAAGGGATCCGAGAGCTCCAGGAACAAAAACAGATCGCAGCTACTAAAGAAGAAGAGGGAAATAAAAAGCCATGGTGGAAATTTTTTTGAAAGGAATGATGAACAATTGACGAAATATAGCATATATGTGATATTAGGAATATGAAGTACTTCAAATGGGAAACATTAGAATACACAAAAAGGGACGGGACAGTACCAGTAGATGAATTTTTGGAAAGTCTAAATGCAAAGCACGAAGCTAAAGTTTTGAGATCTATATCGTTGCTTACGGAATTCGGTATTCAGTTAGGGAAGCCTCACATTGATCATTTAGAAGATGGCATTTACGAATTAAGAACGAAATTTTCAACAAATATTTTCCGTACTATGATGTTTCACTGGTATGGAAATAAAATTGTTCTTTTGCACGGTTTTGTGAAGAAGACCCAAAAGACACCGAAAAGCGAAATAGATCGCGCCAAGAAATATCGAGCTGATTTTATCGCAAGGAATGGAAGGAGCTAAAAATGAGTTATCTAAAAAGAAAATTAGCTGAGAGACTTCAAGATCCTGAATTCAAAAAAGCTTGGGAAGAAAGTGAAGTTGAGTATTTAATTGCAAGAAATATTATTAATTTTCGAAAGAAACGAGGTTTAACACAAAAACAACTCGCTGTAGCTTTAGGCACTCAACAAAGTGTTGTATCTCGAATTGAAAATGGAGAGCATAATTTATCTATTGAAAGTATCAAAAGCATTGCCCACGTTCTCGGTACAGACGTTGCAACAATTGTAAGTAAACCTCAAAAGGATCCAAGAAGAGCTCATTACAAACTGGTTAAAACTCATTAAAAAAGACGTCTGTCTATAGGCGTCTTTTTTTATTTATCGGCACATAATTTGATCTCGAAGAGCTATTACGAAGTAACGAATAAGTGCCCATTCATACCGTTTAAAAATACGGTGTGTATAAATGGGCACTGTGATATTTTTATTAATTATGTCACTAAAGATAATAAAGAGTTATTTTGATTAAATTATAACTTTCTTAATCAAGAACAAATGATACTAAGGTGTGAATTAGTATCATCATTCTCGATGCTTGTTATCTTAAAATAAACCGTCCTTAAAGGTTATTTTGATTTCATCGATACGCAATGATACAAAATGTAAATTTAGAATCATTAGATATGTATTACTTCCGAAAAGAAGTGTTTTCGGAAGTAAATGAATGATGTTCATAAGCGTTTATAAGCCTGTGTAGAGTTTTTAACACTCAAACGGCTTGTACCATTCAAAAAAAATAAAAACCCCACAGAATTAAACTGAGGGGCTAAATTCATTGCTTATAGACTTCTAATCTTGTTTTTGCGGTGTCGTTACTATCGACGTCATCTAATTAAAAGGGTGTGATTTCCAAAACACCCCCATTCTGCCACAAGTGGCAGAATGTACGCTTTTGGGTATTTCCATACATTTTAATTACTAAAAACAAAGGATTTTATAACATTCAATCTTATAAATGTTCCTTAAATATCAATTAATGGTGAAACCGTACATTTTTATTGAACTAAGCCGAGTTCTTTGTGATACTTCGAAAGATCGACTCTTTTCTTTACTGTATAAGGGTTCATTCTCTCACTGATCCATCTTGATGTGTGGTGATCGCATAACTCTGACACCTCTTTAGGTTGCAAGTGCGATATTACTGCATGCACCTTTAAAAAATGAGTAGCAAGGGCTTTTGTATCTTTTACATCAGAATTAAAATCAATGTTCATATATTCTCCCTTTTTCTTTGCGTAATCCGCAGATGGTCCCCAGATCACGTATTTGTATTCATTATCTTTAATTTCTTCAGTGATTACATCTTCGTCAAGCCCTGAGATATAGAAACCAAAATAACTTTTCCCTTTTACAATTTCATTAGTGAATCCATTTAAAACTATGCCAAACATTTCGCGCTCGTCCAAAAATTTATAAAAAAACGGAACTTGTGAACCGGATTTTATTTCCTTTCTCATTTCAGCGATAATTCCTTGGAGTTTTAGACTAACAATTAATATGCCGTTTTCTTTTGAAACCCTCTGTTTTAAAATGTTGATGATATGGCCGGTAATATCTGAATTACCTGCTGAAGCGTACGTCACAAAATTTGTAAGAGTAACAACTTTATTTACTACATGATCTGTTTTTTTCAGGTTATAATCCGCGCCCCACTCACCAGTGTTCTTGTCCTCCCAATACAGTCCTTCTGTGCGCCTGGTATCTCCAGTAGTTATGCTGTATTTCCCTCCTATTGCTCCTGCTAAAACTAACGTCATGCAATAACCACCTTTTCCTTAACTCTGAATACACGCATCATATATGCTCCGATTTCGCTATTTCTCTTAGTTTCTTTACTTTGTAAGCCTATCGGTGCTGCTCCCATTTCTTGAAACACTTTTGACGGACTATTGATGTCAAACGCATCTTTAGCCGCCTTTGTCGTATCATCAGCCATGTTTTCGGCTGCATTCTGTACATTTGTAGATCCGCCATCAATTCCATCTGCTAATCCATCTGGAATCATTTTTCCCATGTCTTCAAAGTCAGAGCTTTCTATCTGCTCTCTTAGCGATTGTGAACCGAAATCCATAATGCTAAGCATATTATCAACAGCATCGTCGAAACCGTCTCCTAATGACGTTTTAAATCCCTCTGTCGCAACATCAGCGCCATCTTCCACAGCATCAGCGAATTTTATCAATTCACCTTCGCTTGAATCAGCTAATAATGCTAATTCAGCTGCCGAATCAATTCCCATATTTTCAATGTAAGGAATGAAATTATCGTAGCCATTTTCACCTGCCCACTCCATAAGATCAGCTTGGTTTTGGCTCCATTCTTCAACGGTTTTTTGATTGTGCTGCATGGTTTCAGTCATACTTTCCATTGTGTGCTCTGTTTTGGTTTCAATCTTGTCAAAAGCATCTGTCGCAGCATCTTTTAGGGAACTATATGCTTCTTCCATGCTGTCGAACGCTTCTTTATTAGCGCCTTCTAAGTCTTCATAAGAAGCTATTTGGCGCAAATTACCCTCTTCAACTGCAGCTGCTGCATTTTCAGTCGCTGTGATGATTTGTTCCTCTGTTATACCTTGTTGTTCCGCGAGATCTTTTAAAGCTGCTTCTAATACTTTTTCTTCTTCCGTTAAGTTTGCTGTTATTTCTGCTGCATCACCTTTTGAAAGATTACTGTTGTCTTCTGCTTCTTTTCTTTTGTTGATCGTCTCTATTAATTGAGCTTCAATTTCTTCTTGCTCTTTTAATATTTCGGTTAGTCTACTTTGAGCTTCTTGTGCCAGTTCTTGTTCCTTCATAAGTTCAATACGTGCTTTTATTTGATCGGAAGACTCACTCAAAGCATCTGATTCTTCATCGTAAGTTAGGTTTAATCCCTCGACTGAACCATTTAATTCTTCTACATATGAACTTAGTAAAGCTTTATCTGCTGCCGATTTATTCTCTTTTCCTGAAAGTTCATCTATTTTCTTGGCGTAATCTTCATTTACCTTTGCGCTGTTATTTATCTCACTTTGATTTTCCTTATATGCTTCCGAAGTTTTATCTATTGAATCTACAAGAGCATTATTACTATCTGCTAGTTCTTCCGTTTCTTCGTTTAATCTATCAGCCTCATCACTCGATCGCTTAAACCACTTAACTACCGCAATTGTTGCACCGACTAACGCACCAATACCCACGGTCACCCAACCGATCGGACCCATCATAAACCTTAAAGCTGCACCAAATATTCTAGCTGCGACTGCACCAGCTAGTTTAGCGGCTGATCCAAGTGTTATTTGTCTGGTTAACAAAAGTTCTGTAGCGACGGCCGTTAATGTTAAAGCGTTCATAACTGCCCTTGATGCTGTTAATATTTTAGCGCTAGCTGCGTTTGCTATCGTGGCAGTGGTGTTTTTAGCTAACGCCAATGTATAAAGGCTCTTAGCTGCTGAAACTGTTAAAGTAATTGCTCTTGATGCCTGGAGAGCTGCAACAGTTTTGCCTATAACTGCGTGCATAGCGTATGCTGTAGCCATTCCAATCAAAACAGGTGATAAGGCTTGTACAATTGGTATAGCTGCGCTAGCAACGTCAGCAAAACCTTTAACGTAAGGAGTAGATGCTTCTATCGCTCTTCCCATCGCTTCAAACGCAGCGTTCACAACAACTTTTAGACTGTCGAGGTTCTCCGCTAAGTCCTTACCTGTAACTTGCTCAGATAACAAGCTAAACGATGCAATCATATTTGCGATACCTATTGCGACCGCATACCGTAGGTTGGATAATGATGTGGCAATCCCACTACTGGCAGTCTTTGCCCTGTCAGCGAATCCGCCTGTTTCCTCGCTCAACTCGACAAGTTGTGCATTAAATTCTTTAAACGTAACATCTCCCGATTGCAACGCAGCGTATAAATCATTTTGCGCAGATTCGCCAGTAAATTTAAATGCAGCAGCCACTTCATTCAAAGCGACCGGCATTGTCTCTTGTAACGTTCGCCATGACTGTAGATCCACTTCACCTTTGGATAGCATTTGAACATACTGTTGTAATCCGCGTTGGGCGTCACCTGTGCTTGCCGAACTTGCTAGGAATGCGTTATTTAGTGCAAGCGTCGTTTCAACTGCTCCATCTAAATCACCAGTCATAACAGCAAGGTTTTGTGCTGTGGATGTAACGTCATCTAATTTAGTAGGCAAGCCGTCAATGCCATCAGCTAGCTTGCTTATCGCTGCTTCTGATTCTTCGGCTCCGAACCCAACTTGTTCCATTACTTTTGGAAATTGATTGAGTGTGTCAAATCGGCTAATCGCATCGTCCATTGATGCTTTTAAAACTTTGAATGCCGTCGCTGCTATAGCAACAAGACCGATGGCGGTCGCAAACTTTTTAATGTTGCCACCTGCTTTGGTTGATTCTGTACTGACGCCTTTTAAACCGTCCTCCGTCTGCTTAACTCCTTTACCAGCTTTAGCGCCTGAATCTTCAAGTCCATCTAAGCTTTTTGACGCGGTATCAACTGGTTTTCCATCTATTTCAATGTCTATACGGATAGAACCGTCTTGTGACAATAAAAACACCCCCAAAAATTTTTATTCGGGGGCTCAAAGGCTCTCTGATTTCTTTATTTACTTAATTTGTTCATCTCGCTACACCTTGGACATTTAATTTTGACAACGCCCTTTAACTCAGCTAGTAGCTTATTGCATTTTTTGCAACGGATTTCTTCTAAGGTCATTTGACAATCTTCTTTTTTGCTGCTTTTTTGTTCAAATATTCCTTTTTCATAGTTTCTCCCAGTTCAGTTTTTGGCAACGTTTCGAGCCTTTCAGCAATATAATATGCCGCTTGCTCAAACGCTTTTGCTAGAGATAACATATCAGGATATTTCTTGTATATTCGCTTGAATGATCCTTCACCGAAAACAACATCATATTGTATTGCGAGTTCTTCTTTACTTAAATCAAAAGCAGCATCCATTGTTTTTGGATCAATATCACCAACATTTAATTCAGTCACACCATCAGGAAAATGAATGTGTTTCGCCTTTTCTCGCGCTTCTTTCAACTTTTCATTTGTGATTTTCTCTATATCAACAAAGCGAACTAAATTTTCTAATGAAGAGTCAAAGTGAAACGTAACTGTCCCTATCTTTACTGGAAAGCCTGTTTTTTCTATATCAATTTTTATCATTATGATTCCTCCATTTTTTTATAAATGTATTCTTTTATATCAATCCGTACATTTTATTTACTGTTTTCGCTCGATTCCTTCTTCAAATCCTTGTTTAATGTTCGATTATCTTAAAAACATGATAAAACCTTACATTTTACCAAGGCCTACGCCTTTTCTTTGGTTGCTCCGGTTTTTCGTCTGCTTCAGGGTTCGCCTGGTGTAAAAAATCACTATCCATTTCGATAGATCCGTCTGATCTCACTTTCGCTGAAATGATTATCGATGAAGAGTTATCCTTAAAATCAATGATTATTTTTTCATCTACCGTTTCTGAATCAGTAACCATGTACATTTCTTTGATCTCACTATTATAAATCGCTTCGTGTTCCTCTTCTTTTTTCAGCCTTCGCATGTCATAGCGCCCCTTTAACTGTTTATCTGTTTCAATATTTTCCTTGCGTCTGATCCAGTCATGAAAGGATCTGCAGCAATCGTTTTGATTTCATTTGCTGTTAACGGTGGTATTTCTAAATTAGATATTATCCCTTTGATTACTTTTACTGATTCCTCACGTTTATCTATCAGCCATAAAGCAAGTTCATCTGTTCTCATGCCGTTCATAAACATTCCCATTTCGTCAATGTAGGGAGTGCGACACGCCATGTCATAGGCATCTGTATTTAATTCTTGTAATTTATTGATGTAATTTTTTAATGAACGTCTATAAAACACTTCTTCCATGTCATCTAAAAATAAATCTTTACTCTCATCGGTAACGTTCAATCAAATCACTCCCTACAATATGACGATTAATTGACCTGTTTAGAAAGGTTCACACAAGCACTATCAAAAATTCTTTTAACCTGTTTATCTGAACACCCAAGTACTTTAGAAAGTTGTGTGTTCGTCAATCCTTCGCTTTTCCAAAAAATCGTAATCTCTTCTTTTGCTCTTAAAGAATCGTTTTCGAGGAACATTTGAGCAGCTAAAATTCTTTTCTTGTGCGTTTTTATTTGTTTCATCATTCGTTCCATTCTGTAATTGAATGATAAATCATCGTTTTGCGGTTGCTGGGAAAGCTCTTCAAACCTTCGCATGATTTCCTTGTAACTTCTTGTTGATTGATTATAGTTACAAATGATCTCTTGGATCTCTTCAGGTTCATACATTCGTTTCACCTCACTTCGATCCCTAAAGCTTCTCTTACAATTTGGTCCGCTGACTCTCTTTCTTGAAAGGCTCTCATCCAAGCCCTGTCACCATGCCATCGATCTTTAGCGGCATAACGCCTTACTGTCTGATAAGGAACGTTATAACGGTCACTTACATCTTTCAAAGTGATCCGATCATGAATAGGGTTAAAATCATGGAAGAAATGCCACTTCAATTTGTCCCATTCATATTTGTATTGGTATTTTAAGGGCAAGTTGACCACCTCATTAACTCTAAAACGTACAAGGGTTTGTAGCTTACGTTTTGTTGCATTTACTCCCACACTTTGTAGCTCACAAGCCTTAGCATTTATTGTTTTTTATGCCATCATTTGTAGCATAGAAATTTCACTGAAAAATCTTAGCATTACTTAGCATTACACGCGCATAAGAATGTTAGGTTTTGCTAGGTAGGGTTGCATCCTTACGCGCGTGAGAATGTACGCATTTGACAATATCTAAAGGTTGCATTACTCCCATGTTTTCCCATACTACAACGCTAACTGTTGCGTTTGGGAACTTACTCCCTAAAGGGGTGCGCGGCCGTTTATAACATTGATATAACACCGCTATATCAATGCAACGCGGTTGCAACGTTGCATCTTTTTCGTTGCATAGGGTTGCAACCTTTTGTGTGCATACTTTTTGCATCCTTTTTTCATTTTGTGTGCATACTTTTATAAGCTGCGGTATGATTCTAAATCTTCAGAAATCCCATTAACTGCACCTTCTGAAATCATTTGAGTCTTAACCACATAGGTCCCAAAATCCGGACGTTGGAAGTTCGAAAGATGATTACTCATTCTTCCTAAAACAATATTGAGTCGCTCTTTGCGATCTGGTGGAAATTCACTGAAAACCTTCTTTTCCTTTGCGATCCCTTGTAATTTTTTAAGTGCTAAAGGTGTATGTTTGTACTTGTTGATATAATCTTTCATATCGTCATTAGTGAGCTCTAACTGAGATAGTAGAGTTAATTCAGCTAATGAATCAGAGGTGATAGGATCTGTAGTCTCTTCAATCTTCATCAATTCTCTTTCTCTAACAGATTCTTTTTTTGCTTCAATCTTTGCGGCTTTTTCTTGAAGAGCGCCATGAACTTGGCTCTTTCTGTTTTCGATTTCCTGCCTTGCTTCCACAGATCCACGTAACTCCTGTTTCACTTTATTATTCATATCTTCCTCAAAACTTTTAAATTCAGATGTTAATTTTTGTGATTCACTTACAAATGATTGCGTTTCTTTTGCTAAATCTTCTAATTCGTACATGTAAACAGCTCCTTTTTATTTGACTCCACCATTACGTGGAGTGAGTTTTGAAAGCACCATTTCGTGCAGTTAGATTTTCATTTTCTCTATTGCTTCAGCACGTGTTAAAATATGTTTAGCTCGTCCACGTAAATTTTCAACTGTATAGGATTGCTCCTCTGTATCTGTAATCATTTTGAAGCCCTTACCCTTAAAAATGGTATTAAACGTTCCTACAGGCTTGTGATAAACTGTTACCAAGCGACTAATGGACTTTCTAATGTTGTCCGTCGTGTATCCAGTGATAGAAGATATTTCACTTGCTGTGATGGTTCTATCATATGGAATAAGTGAGAGGATCCGTTTAAGATGGAGTGACAGCTCCTTCTTTTGCGGATCTTTTTCTTTTGTTTTAGATAGTCCAATTTTGGGCTTTCCTAATAATTCCATTATTTTCACCTCGCTCCTAATAGATTTGCTGTTCTAATCATAATTTCATCACGCCACCTCATGGCTTGTCTTTTACTCACGAAACATCTTGCAGCTATAAGCATCCAAGCACGTTGTTTTCTCGTCCAATACCTTTGGTCAATTAATACACGTTGCATCTCGTCTAATTCTTCGTACACATCAGTAATAACAGCCGTTATCCCTTTCAAGTAACATAAACGATTCTCGACAATGTAACGCTCTTGATCGGTTTCAACCGTCTCTGTTTCTAATCTTTCAATCTCTTTCAACGAATGTTTATACTCTCGCCATTCCATTTCTAATTGCTTGATTGTTAACCTCGAGACTTCAACCATCTTCAGCACCCCTTAAACTTCTTTCCATTTTCGGAAACTGAACACCGGTACAATTCGGTACCCATCTTTTACTCATTTTTGAATAAAACCACTGAGCGCATAATTACGCTGAATAGAAACGTACGCTTTTAGATGAATCCATACATTTTAAAACCACTGTTTATCAAGGTCTATCCTTCTTTACAGTTGTAAATGTACGCTTTTCTTATACCTAATCCAAAACGACACTTTATCAAGTGTACTTTTCGGTACGGTTGTTTTAGGATCCACTCGCTTCACCTTCTTTCATCTCCTGGGCTATACGTTCCCAGTAACTAGCCTGAGCTCCTAAGCACTTTTCTTTGTTGTTTTCGTAATAACGCTTATTCCATTCACTCACACGGTCTTTGTTCTGACGTTTCCACTCTCTGACTCTTGCAAGCTTGGTTGGATCTGTTTTAAACAATTTACTCAGCTCCCTCATTCATTTCTTGAAATTTCTTTTCCCGGTAACGCTCATTACACTGGTGAATAACTTCTTTTCCTTCAGGCGTCTGTCTGTATTGCTTCATGTATTCATTGTTGTACTTGCGAACGTGTTCTTTATTCTTTGTTCGCCACTTGTTCTGATATGCGTTTTTAGCGACTCTCGCTTTCTCGGATAAATTCATGCATTCTCACCTCCAATGTAAGATCAAAAGAGTAATTCCCTAACTCCCTTCGCTCCACTCGGTTCATTACGTGACTACCTTCTGTTATAGTGACTTATATAACTGATTGTCGTTCAGCACTCTTTGAACACTTAGGACATAAAGCTATATGCGTTTTATCTTTATCTCCGGTCAATACAATCTCTGTGTACTCATCTATGATTATTCCTCCACAACCTGCACAACTATCTGTGAGGTCGATTCTCTTTACTGGTGGAAATGTAAGGACATTATTCATTATAGATTCCTCCTTGTGGCCCTGGTTGGAAATCCTAAGAGAAGGATAAAGGGCAGTCCAATTAATATAATGTTTATAGGGACACACCAGTTCCGCCCTAAATATTACCAATTAGTTGACGCACATAACGAGTTGTAACGCCTAACTTTTTAGCGAGTTCAACCCTACTCACATCAGGATTCTTACGTAATTCGTCATATAGCATATTTAAGTTATTAGCGAGTTTGTGTTCTCGGTCTAAATTGTACTTTTCACGTTCTAAAACACCGTTTTTACGTCTTTTGACTCGTTTTTTCTCGGCATTTTTCTTTTTTCTATTCTCATGACTATGCAATGATCTGAGCTGCATCTGTTCTTCATTGGTGATATCTAACTTCTTAATTACATTTGATGTTTTATAAGGCTTCACGATACCGTCACCGCTTTTATAAATCACTTGGTAGTTATTCTTCTTGAAGTGTTCAAAGAACTTCTCAGCGTCCTTGTATGCACTATTTACGGTTCTTTCTAACTCAGCCTTGCTCATAGGTTTATCTGTTGCGCTATGAATCTTTGAAAATACATTCTCTGCCATATACATTAAATCAGCCTTGCTGTTTGCTATTAACGCTTGATGGTAAGAATACATATATAAGAAAACGTTTCTCGTTCCAGTAAACTCACCTTTTCGGATCTCCAGTAGTTTTTCAAAGTCTGCAAGTCTCACATAGTTTGTCCTGTAGAAAAAAGA